CTCCTTGAATTATATATTGCTTCAACAACTCTGTCTTAGTATATGCTTTATAATCCAAATTTATCCTGATCGTTCGTTTCTCAGTCCAATGTTGTTTCTGATAGAGATATCCGAGTAACTCCTCGTACAATTCGGCAAATACAGGTGATTTATCAAGAACCCGGTCACCGGCTGTCGCTCCCAAACAGATTTCGTCGCCATAATTCGTTGCGATACCAATCAAATACACATTTCGAAGAGGAATAATCTTATCCTCACGTTCCCATTTTGAT